GGCAGGATATAGCGAAAAAACTGCTAAAGACATAGGGTGTCAGAACTTAGCAAAACTATATATTCAAGAATATATCCAGAAGGCTATGGATAAGAGGGGCAAAAAGATTGAATTAACCTCAGAATATATACTAAATAACATCATGGAGATTGGTGAGAGATGCATGCAGCGCGTAAAGGTGATGTATTTTGACAAGGAGGACAAAGAATATAAGCAAGTCATGGCGCTTATTAAGAAAAAGGATGGTTCGGTTGTAGAAGAAGGCGTTTGGGAGTTCAAGGAAATGGGCGCACTAAAGGCGCAAGAGCTCCTTGGCAAGCACAAAAAACTATTCACAGACCGAGTTGAACACTCCGGGAAAGATGGTGGACCTATTGAGCACATAGACCTCACAGGCAAAACACCAGAAGAACTGGCACAGATATCAGAAGATGAGAGGAATGCGTGATGGCTAAAGACACAGGAGGACAGGCGTTTCCAAGGCAAGACGTTTCCCTTGAAGGATGCAACCATTTACATCAGACAAATGTAAAAGGCATGACACTAAGAGATTATTTTGCGGGTCAGGCTTTGGTTGGAATAATAGGTATGTCTGATAAACTACCTGAATCCCCAACAACCGCAACTGAATTTATGGCTGCTGGTGCATATATGATAGCAGACGCAATGATTTCAGAAAGAAATAAGTAGTCTCCCCCACAGGGGAAGTTAACAATAACTAGAAAATGCCAAATATATATATTCGCAATAAGGTGTGAGAGACTTGAAGCGGCAAACGGAACATTGGAATATCTAAGAGGGGCAATATGTGATTTACAGGAGAAGAATTTCAAGGAGTACATTAATGATGCTAGAACTACAGGAATGTATTCTGGAACCGATTTTAATTTAAGGACAATAGAAGATTTAGGGAAAATATTAAGCGAATTTACATAGAATGAACACACTTTATGGCTGAATACTCAAAAGACTTAGGACAAAACCTTAAAGACAGAATAGAATTGTGCCGTGATGCCAAGGACAATAAGTTCTTGCAGCAAGTGGAGATTGAGCGGTGCAGACAGTCTGTGCTTTATTTCTTCAACATGTACGTGTGGACGTATGACCCTCGCAGACCACTAATCAAGAATATCCCCTTCATTACCTACCCATTCCAAGATGAGACAATCCTTTGGGATAAACAATGCGCAGAAGACCAGGAAGACAATCTGGTTGAGAAGTCCCGTGATACTGGCTGTACATGGATGTTCTGTACCAATGACATACATGATTGGCTATTCAAGAAAGAGAAAGTTGAAATACGATGGGGTAGCAGGAAAGAGCAGTATGTTGATACGCGCGGAGATATGGACTCAATCTTTGAGAAATTCAGACATATCCTGAAGAAACTGCCGCTGTGGATGCTTCCCGAAGGATTTGATTGGAAAGAACACGATAATGCCATGAGGTTAATCAACCCGGAAACAGGATCTTCAATCACTGGTGAGAGTTCAAACGCTAACTTTGGACGAGGTGGCCGAAAATACCGTATAAGGTTCGATGAGCTTGCTTTCTGGGATAACGATGAAGCTGCTTGGAAGGCCTGTGCTGACACAACGAATTGCCGTACTGCAATATCCACACCAGATGGAGCATCCAACAAGTTCGCCAAACTAGCCAAGAGTGACATAAATAAGAAGGCATTGCATTGGACTCAGCATCCTTTGAAGAACAAGGGAGTTTACCGGCTCGATGTTGCAACTGGCGAGCATATCCCGATTGACATAACCGAAGACCCAGATGCAGCATATAAGATATGGCTTGAGGTAAGGCTTGAGAATCCTCCTGCAGACTTAATTGGTGGGCTCATCAGATCCGTATGGTACGACAGGGAGTGTGAACGAAGGAAAAGCGTCAAAGAGGTGGCCGAAGAACTTGACATCGATTACGCGCGATCAGGCTCACCGTTCTTTGATTTAAGGATGCTCAAGAGACAAATACCATGGACTGTCATTTACCGGCAGAACTTCAGCAACATCATTCCGTACGGCAGACATATCAAGGTCTCATTAATCGAAGTGGATCATAAGATTGAAATGAGAGAGAACCGAATGGGATGGCTCAGAGTATTTGAGATGCCAGTCAAAGGGAATCAGTACGTTCTAAGTGGTGATACTTCAGAAGGTCTTGCCAAGGGTGATGAGTCCTTTTTAGTTGTCCGGGAAAAGTGGTCAAGGAACGTGGTTGCTGCTGGTAATGGTCTCTGGGATCCAGATGACTTTGCATTTAAACTTCAGAAGGTTGGCGCGTTATACAACAAGTGTCAGGTTGCCCCGGAGAATAACAACCATGGGTTTTCAGTGTGCTCAGATTTAAAACAGATGGACTGTCATTTATATTGGACAAGGAAGTACGATAAGAAACATAAGAAATGGGTTCCAACTAAGGCAGGGTTCACGACCACGGCACAATCAAGGCCAACCATGCTTGATCAGGCAAGAGAAGAAATAAAGAAAATGTCTTGCGAAATAAGAGATCCTGTTATAATAAGTCAGATGGGGGTATTCGTTCATAATGAAAAGAACGGAAAGCCAGAAGCAATAGGGGAGTTTCTCGACGACGGAGTAATTTCCTATTCAATAGGGGGACAAGTCATCAAAGAATATCCTTACACACCACCGACCACACCAAGGGCAAGAGCAAACAATCAAATACCATCAGCACCGAGACATTTTCGGTTTGGGAAGAAATGAGGACTAGAAATGCTAGGACGAAGACTAAACAAAGTTACTAGGTTTAAGCTAGTTGGTTTCGTTGATGATTATAGGCAATTCGCAACTACATGCGGTTATGCTGATATATTTAATTACGATGGAGAGTATGATGAATCAGACTTTCAGAAACGGCGCATCTACTCAGACGAAGTTCCGATGGCTGATCTAAATCAACCGAGGTTCAAAGAGGCTATAGAGAATGGATTTGATGGATTATTTCAATTTGAAACAAACAACACAAAAAAAGAACAGTCGTATTACCACAACAAGGCTTGCAAACCTTTAACACTAGAAGATTTTGAAAGAGCTAAGAAACTATTAACCGGAGAAAAACATGGCCAAAGAAATAACTAAGCAAGATATAGAGCAAGAGATTGAAGATCAGCAGACAATTCTCCGCACTGAAGTTGAGATGGAGAATGTCGAGGGTAATGAAGATATCAAGCCACCTATGACTGAATTGTTGCCTCTTACTGATGAGCAAATAGGCCGGTTAAAGACTGAATGTTTTTCGTTGTGGGACACGCTTGTTCAGGAACGCAAAGAAGAAAACACAAAGATTGAGTGTTTAGAATCTCAATACGGTGGGGAGATTATCCCTGAGAAATACATGGAGTTCAGTCTAAACGTGCCAGTTACACCAATGAAGTGTGATGCTGTTGAGAGGTTGGCTGTGAGAGCCTTCCTAAAGAGCGATCCCAAATTTTCTTCTAGCCTTCGACCCGAATCAGTGCGTAAAGGTATGGATAGGAGTGCGATACGAAACATCGAGAGGAACCAGGAAGACTATCTTGATTATCAGCTGGATGAGAGGATTAATGTTGCCAGCCCTTTGCGGAAAACATTGCATCAGTCAGTAGTTTTTAGGGGTGGATGGATGAAGGTTCCATACGTCTACAAGAAGAAGCGTACCATTCGAGAAGAGTTTTACAGCGGAAAGAGGATTGATTCTGGAGAGATTGGACCCGATAAGGAGCCTATATTCATTGCAGAGGGTATGAAGGAGTTCTTGACAAATTATCCAAAGGCGGTAATCCCTGGAGATATGGGGCATAAGTATTTCCAGCAGCTAGTTAAATTTGATGATGCCCGGTTCAAGTCAAAATACTGGAAGGTCGTCTATGATGATGCCAAGCCAATATTTGTTGATACAAGGAATTTTTGGGCAAGGAAGACGACTGAAGGGTATGATGGTCTTTGTGATGAACAGTTTTATGCTGAGAAAGTTCCGTATACGTTTTGGGAAATGCAGAAGATGGAAGAACGCGATGAGATGGTTAATGCCTCGCTCATGGAGTTTGCCACTGACAAAGGAACTGAAGGGGAGAGGATAAAGGATTATAAAATCAAGGAGCATGACACTCTTGAAATGACCTACCACTTCCGTATGGATAGAGATAATCCTGAAGAGACGAAAATCATTTGCCGGTTCGGTAAGGAAAACAAGGTGTTCTTAGGTGCATTTGATTATCCTTATGACGTTGTTGAGTGCATTTATGTGCCTTTTTACATATCTGACAAAGAGCCAGGTCTTTATAAGAGCGGATTGGCTGAGAAATTAACTGACAGCAATATGGTTCAGAACTCAATGCTGAACATGATGTTGACTGAAGCATGGCTTGAGCTGGTAAGCACACCTATCGTAAAAGATGGGTCATCGGTTGCAAACCAGATATTGAGTAAGGATTTCAAGCCTGGTGTGCCTCTCACAGTTGGACCGACTGAGGCTGTTGGAGACCAGATTGATTTCTTGCCAAAATCTCAGAAGGCAGTTGCTCAACAGATGCTCCCTATGCTGTTATATCTGGCTAAATTAGATGATTCAAGGACTGGTGTGAATGACGCACAGGCCACAGGGAACGCGGATCCAACGGATTCAAGAGCCCCAGCAGCTAAAACGGCAATGTTATTGAGGCAATCAGGGATCAATATCGAGGATTATATCGATGCACTCCTACCTTCATTCAACACGGTTGGACGTATTATCCTACAATTAACTTACCAGATGTCCCAGAGTGGCCGCAAGTTTAGAACAAAACAGCGCGCGGAGAAGGTAACGGGGACAAGGGATGTATTCTCAGAGATCAGCCGGGATGATATGATTCTGGACACGGTTATTCAGTCTCAGGCCGGGGCGTTTGCTTTTGATAAGATTGAGGAAATCAACAAGAATACAATCGTATGGCAGAGCTTCAGGACTGATCCTATTGTTTCTAGAGACCCTGATGCGGTGAGGGAAATGGCACTGACCTTGATGGAATCAGTCAGCCCTACATGGAAGGCCAAGGCAGAGAAGATCCTACTTACAACTGAACAGTTTGATCAAAAAATAGCTGGTGTTGGTATTCAGGCCATGCAGACATACATGCAGATATTGGCGAAGGAGTCTGACACATCAGGTGTAGAGGCTCAACCAGACATAAGGAAGTTCTTTGCTATTGTGGAGCAGATGATGGCACAGGTCTCAACTCCTACTGAAGAAGAGGCGAAGGCGGCTAAATAAGAAACAACCACATAGAGAAAGGTCAAAGCAATGGCAACTAATGAAAAATTCGGATTCGGTAAGCAAGCGGAAAAGAAGAAGGTCGGGGAAGAGCAGAGCGACGTTAAGGATATCCAGTTGGCAGCAATTGAGAGTGCAAAGCTGTGTCTGCATTCTAAGCCATTTAAGAAGCTTTTAGAGGACTACAAGGTGGCAGAGAGGAAAACCATCAACCTTTTGTTGCAGAGCGCAAAGGATGAGCATGACCCTTGTGCACTTGGGCTAATGACAAAGGATTATCTAAAGGAATTGACGCTTATCAAAACAATCATCGATATTACTTACATGAACGCTGGGGAGACGCATACTGATGTTTAATGTAAAAGAAAAGCTCCTCGGAACACGCACAAGAGTCAAGAAAAAGGAAGCGC